GTAATGCTTTATCCACATTAGTACTTCCTTCATTTAATTTTGCAAAATCTTCTAATTGCATATTTGCTTCATCTGCATTAGCAGGAGTAGACTGTAACACCATTGTTAATGTTGCAACAGGTAAACTAGCTAAAACATTTAACCCTTTTAATGCTAAAGGAGTAAGAGCTTTTGCATTAGACATAAAAGTTTTTAAAATATCAACTTTTAATTTATCTTTATTTTTTTTAGAAATAATTTGAAGCTTGCCATAATAGGGTGAGGGCTCTGCAAAAAAATGAGCCTTATCAAAAAGTTTTTTTCCTATGTTAAGTGCTGAAGGTGTTATTTTTGTAGATTTTATTACATTTGGAAAATTGCTCGCAAAACTTGATGCATACCTCGGTGAGGTTGTAACATATCTTCCTACTTTAGATTTAGCCTTTGAATGCATAGAGCTTGACGATCTTTTTCTAAATGGGTTTAGCTTAATGTTTTCCCCTCTATAAACTTCAATTAAATCTTCTATACCAGCCATTATATACTCGGAAAGTAGGTTTTAGGGGTTATATAACTACTAGATGGTGAACCATCTTCAGATAAAGCTCTGGCTAGTTCATCTTCATAAAGTAATTTTAAATTCTGTGTAAGTTCCGGGTTATATTTTTGACTTAAATAAAATGCTAATCCTGATGACATACATGGAACAAATCTATATGGAACATCTGTTGCATTAGTATAATCACCTGCATCTTCAATTCTTTTAACAAAATAAATATGAGCATAGTTAGATGCTGCAGTTGAATTTGGTGTTGGATAAAAAGTTACTGTAGTTTTATCTATAAATCTTTGAACCCAAAATTGATTAGGAGTTCCTTTTGATAATTTATTAGCTAAAGCTGAATATGTTGATCTATCAATTTTAGTCATTGATGAATCGGATTCAGAAGTTGTATTGTAATTTTGTCTATATGTAGCTTCTAATACATCAGATAAACCATAAGTAGATGTGTCTGTTGTACCACCTGCTGTTGTCGAACTTGTGCCATCTCCTGTTGCTCTGTAAAAAGTATAAGTAGCTTGACCTTCAACAAAATCTATATTGGTATCACCTACCTCCCAAAAATGAATTCCTCTATTGCCCCATTCTTGAAATAAAATATTAAGTGATCTTCTAGCTGTTTTTAATTGATAACCAGAAGTACCTTGCATACCAATACGTTCGTATGCTTCTTCAATAATTTCATCAATAGCAAATGTTTTGTCGAACGTTACTGTTCCCGAAGTAGTATTAGCCATTTAGCCTCCTATCCGTAATAAGCAGTAAAGGAATCTATATTTGCTAATGTTACGTAAGGTGCAGTATCAAATTTAACTCCATTACCGCCAAAATTAAAATTTAAAGTTTCATTACTTGCACTTCCACCTTTTAGATGGATTTTAATAACACCAGATGCAGTAGTAGCATCTTGAATAGTGATTTCACCATCTGCTCCTGTTAAGTGTGCATTGATACTTATAATTCTACACGGTCCTAAATTAACAGAAGAACCGCCTATACTTCCTTGTAATCTTCCTGAAGCAGTTAACTCTATTGAAGCTTTTACATCATTTAAATATGTGCCCATGTTTCTCCTTAATAGTGAGCTCCCGAAGGAGCTCACAAATTATTATTATTGTAGGTTAATATTTTGTTGGTACAAAACAGTAACTCTAACTTCACCAGCATTTGTAGCACCAGTACTTGTCCACGTAAGTTTTACGTCAGATGTTCCTACGTCAGCCCATGCTAATGCACCACCAGCTTCAGTTGTTGGATATGCTCTTCCAGCTCCAGAACCTGTTGTAATTGAATAGTCATTGATGAAAGTTTTGTTTCCACCAACTGTGTCTCCAACACTGAAAACGCAAGTAGCATTTCCCATTGCTGTAGGCTTATCAAGAACTATGTCAATGATTTGTGAGTTAGCTGGAATAACGACAGTAGTATTGTTTGCAGCAGAAGCTCCGCTCGCAAGAGCAGTTCCTGTTGAAAACGTCTGTGCCATCACCACTTGTCCTGTGTTTTTCACATTAGAACCAAGTGTTGTTCCAGTTGTATTTCTAATCGTTCCCGCTTTTACCGGTCCCGAAAATGTAGTTGTTGCCATAATTATATCCTCCTAGTTTTTCGAACATAGTCTCTAGGCCGTCCACTATACGGGTCTATGTTCTAATTAATAATTGTATAGTGATAAAATTATATATGATTTTTGGATAAAGTGCAAGAGATCCCTCTAGAAATGTTAGATTCCAGAAATGTAGCTTTTATTTACGTAGCCACAGAAACGTTAGGGGCAGAGCCAAATATTGCATTTTCTCTAGTTGCAATTTTAGATTCCTCGAGTTTGATCTCAGTGATAACTTCTTTAATTTTGTCATCAATTCTGACCATATCCAGAGTATATTTACCTTCTTGCTCATACTCCAGCTGCCACCTCAACTCCAAGGACCTTTTTTGTTTGTACAGGTCTTGTACCATCAACAACCTCCTCATAGGTTATTCTATTTATCTTAGGAGCCATCATTTCTCCAAGATAATCCCATTTTATACTTTTTTCTCCTAGTTTGTCAACTATTGCGTTTTCTATAGATTCAACATTATCATGCGCTAAAACTTCAAATTCAGCATGGTATTGATAAGCATTTATTTTTACAAGGAATTTTATCATTGAATTTTCATTATATCAGTAAAATGTGGCGGTTTTAAGGCCGCCACATTAAGTTATTTATTACGCACCTGGTGAAGCGTAAATACCTCTAGGGTCAGAACAACCGAAGCTGTATCTTTCTCTAGCTTTGTATCTAACATTACCAGTATCGAAATCGCCTTCCATTGCAGTTTTCAATGGTGCTCTATCGAAATATTTCATGCCGTTTGGAACATCAGTAATAATGTAAAATGCATCAGTGTCAGTTAAGTAGTGATTCACTCTATAACCTTGAGGAATCATACCCATGTTTTTTAATGCATTGATATCATTATCAGCTGTTCCCACTCTGCCTGGAGACTTCATAAGTCTGTCAGCTGTAAATTGCAAAGCAGAAGGGATGATCATTTTCATACCTTTAGCTGCAATTTTAAGACCACGTTCATCAGTAAACGCAGCAATGTCAATCATTGCTTGCTCTAAAGATGTCTCGTTAAGATCCGCTGCAGTAGCTAAAGTGTTGCTGAAAGTTCCAGCAATAGTAGGGTGAGATGCGTTAATTAACGTAACTCCGTCACCTGTATTGAAAGAACCAGCTGGCAGACCATTGTTTAATGGTGCTGCTGCTTTCACTTGTTTAGCGTTTGCCATAGATCTTGCTAAAGCTTTTGTGTATCTAGAAGAGATTCTGTCATAGAGGTTGTCCTCCATAGCTTCTTCTGTGATAGCGAAAGCTAAAGCCACTGTCTCGTGAGTGTATCTAGCAGTGAAAGTCTCTTGTGCTTCATCAAATGAAACACCTTGACCTTCAGGTTTTGTTTGTGCGTTTGCAAATCCAGATAACATTACTTCCTCTTCGAAAGCTCTGTCAGAAGACTCCTTCGCATAAATTTCTTCATGCTCTGAATCGTAACGTTTGTATTCCAGCCCAAATAGTGCATTTAGGCCTGGTTCTAGTTCTTTAACTAGCTGTGCTCGTGATATTGCCATAGTCTATTTGCTCCTATTATGATGCAGACGTTAAACCGCCAGAGTTAATTTGGTTAAGGTTTTGAACAACTACTACACTACAAAAACCTGCTGTAATGTCTTCATTGTCTGGATCCTCAGCCGTTCTAAGAACTCTCCATTGGTTTGCCGTTGCTGCTCGAGTACCATAAGTAATAGTTGAACTTGACTGTCCACTTATTTCGCTACCTGCTGCAGTTACCGTTAAGCCGTACGTTTCGAAAAAGTCTGCTTGCGGAATTGCATTGTTGTCCATAGCGCCAACATAAAGTTGGAATGGGTTGTCAAGAACAAATGCTGTTATGTCCTCGCTATTAGCTGGAGTAATCGGTTGATTGTACCAATTGGCCCATGTAGGCTTTTTAGTAGTTGCCGCATTATAGAATATACCATTCAACACACCGATTGTTGTTGTAGTAATTGAAGCTTGTGCTGATATAACATATCCATTGACAATCCTTACGGATGATCCTTGAAATAAATCAGCATTGTAAGCTGCATCTATATAGTATTTACTTTGGCCCTGAGTCGAAGGTGTTGAACCTAACGTTCCTGCAGGAATTAAACCAAAGCCGGCTGTATTAGTGTTTGCCATAATACATACTCCATATAATTGTTTATAGTTTTACCTATAAACGGGGTTAATTTAATTCGTTGGTTTGAGAATTGTTAAAAAATTAACTTTTCTTTGTACCACCGAAGGTTACACGTGTCTGTCGATCAACATTGATCGGCATACTTGGGTGCTGTTCCCTCATGAGATCGTTTTCTACTGCTTCGTCACGAGCTTCAGTTTGTTTTTTGAAGTATTCGTCACGTTGCTTCGCGAGCTCTTCCGGTATCCTAGCCAGCAATAGGCCACCTACTCCAATCACTCCAGCGTATTTTCCGTCTTTGACAACAGGATAATCCGAATCTTGGTACTCGTCTGACCTAACTAATTCCCATCCAGATCTTAATTTACCTGAGATGTTTTTAGTGTCATCAAAGCCAACACTTTCGGCTCTTATCCATCTGTGCCTAAAACCTTTAGGCGCTGGTGGTGCATCTAGAGAAGATGGTGGAACCCATACTTTTGGTCTTTCAGATTTAGACCTAGTTTGGTTCGCACGAGGGGTTGTTTTAGTTGTTTTTTCCATATGCTTTTACGCCTCCTTCGTGAGTTTTAATTGTTTCGCATACTCTTCAAGTGGCACACCTAATTTTTTAGCAATTGCTACCTGTGAAGGTGTGAGTCTTACAGTTTTGCGCCCTGGTTTTACACTTCTATTAGCCGAAGCAACTGTCTGAACAGGTGCGGACGTATTAACACTACCACCTTTATCAAATTTATGAGGAAAGTCAAGCTTTATTCTTCTGTCAACTTCCTTATAATATTCATTTGATTTGGGATCAAAACCCTCTTTTTCCACTAGATCTTTATGGATTTCGAATGCTGTAAACGTCATTGCTCGGTCTTGACCGAACCATCTGTTTCTAGCAGCCCAATCCTCAGCTCTTGGGTCAGGATCTGGTAACTCATTAGGAGTTCTCCGTGGTAAGTATTGTTCATCAGATAATTGAGGTCTTTGTTTTGGTTCCTCAACTTCTGGTGCATTCTCTTTTGCTTGTTGAAGTTTTGCATTTTCAAAAGCAAGAGAAGCTATTCTTTTATTAGCTTCAACTTGAGATTCAGCATTTCCACTTTCAATAGCTGCAGCTAATTCTTTTTGCGCTGCTTCCATTCCAGTTTTAACACTTTCTTCAAGTTTTTTATTATATACAGAATCTCTTTTTACAAATTGAGATTCCATTTCTTTTCGCTTATATTCTACAGCTCGAGCATAATCTAAAGCCGCTGCTTCTCTACGTTCTGCTTCACGCATTTTACGTGTCAGTTTAGAGATACGACTTTGAACTCCTTTGCTATAGTCTTCTAGTTCCGAATCTTTTTGCGTTTTTTCTTGTTCGCTTTTTTGAACATCATCGCTGACATCAGATTTCTCAGATGTGTCATCGGCGCTAGTATCGTTTTGAGTAGTTTCTTCATTAGATTGTTCCTCCTTAATGTCTACTATTTCTTGGTCCTTTGTTTCTGCAACATCAACATCGGCCCCTGGACCTGATGTATCAATGTCGACTAGTTTTTCACTAGATTTGTCTTCATTTGGCATAGTTTCTCCTTCTATGGTTAGATTTCATGCAAGATATCCTCCGGATTCTTGACGGTCGCTAAAATTTCGTCATCATTTAGCAAACGGACTTCCCCACCTTCAATTTTGATTCTGGATCCTGCATAACGTGCAAATAAAACCCAGTCTCCTTCTTTACACCACGGCCCTTCTGGAAATTTCTCTTTGTCATATGCTTGGCTTCCCAATGCCAATACGTTTCCACAAGTTGATGCAATTGACGCTCTCTCTACAGCTGAATCAGAATAAATGATTCCTCCTTTACTCTTTTTAGATGCTTCAAAAGGCAATACTAAAATTCTCCATCCACAAGGAAGTGGAAGTTTATCCAACTCCTTGGTAATTTCTTTTGGCTTTTCTTTTAATTGTTTTTCTTCTTTTTTATATTGATCTAATAATGCTGTTTTATGCTTTGGGTTTTCGACTGATGTCGATAACGGTTCCTTTGTGCTCATCTTTTTGCTCCTTTTCGTTTAGCAGGTTAGAGATATCCTGTCGTACTAATTCTAATGCGTTAATTTGACCTATAATATACCTGTATTGCTCGAAATTGTCAACATTTCCAGATGTGACACTTACAGCTAATTGCTGTATTCTAGCTTCTACGTTTTTTGATACTTTATAAAGTATCTGTAATGGGTCTTGCATTATTACTTGCTTCTTTTTTTAGCCATTTTTTTAAAAGTTTTGGCTAATGCTTTAGCACGACCAGTACATCCTGGTTTCGTGATTGGAGTACACTTTCCTTTAGTGCCTCTTCTTTTTATTGATTTGTTAACGTCTTGAATCCAATTCTTGGACATTACTTTTTCAATTCTTTTACTATTCTTCTTTTTTCGTCTTTTAAGTTTCTTTTACCTTTTCGAGTTCTTGCTCTTTCAGCATCAACTCTTCCAAGTTCTTCTAATCTGTTTTCTCTTCTAGTGTTAGTTCTTCCACCTTCTCTGAATTTTGGTCTATTTGGATTACCTGGGTTAGAAGGATGTATAGGTCTATTAGGTCTAGCCCCTGTTATTCTTAAAGCTTTACCAGTTCCTCTTTTTTGAATTCCTAATTTAGCCATTACTGTACCTTTCCACAACTAGGACAAATGTAAGCTTGTCTTGTATCTATACATTCACAACTTTTTATATTAAAAAGTTTTGCTATCCATTTTTTAATAAAGCTCATTATTTATCCATTGTTTTAACGGCAGAATAAGCTCTTTTGCCAGATGCTTTTTCCATACCTTTAGATTCATCTCTTCTAGCTTTAAAGCTTTGAGATTTTTTTCCTCTTCTCGCTCCTAAAGATTCATCAAGTCTAGCATTGTAGCCTTGTTTTTTACCTTTAGATGCAGAGCCTCCAGATTTAAATCTAGGTGGAGTAAATCTTGTGCCATAATCGTTTCTCATAGTTTCTCCTTATATTAAATTTAACAACGTTTGTCTACTTCTTTCTTTTGTTCTTTAGTTTTCTTAAGTATTCTTCAGTTTTTTTTCTACCTAAAGTAGGTTTTACACTTCTAATAGGTTTTATTGGCTTTTTCATTACTTCTTTCCTCCTCCGTTACGAAATATTTGTGTTCCTTTTATACCAAAAACGCTCGCCACGACAAGAATCCATAAATTTGTAAACCAGGTCGGCAGTGATTGGAAATGCTCAAAGAAAACTTTTATCTTGTCCATAGCCTGTACTTCATCAGAAAAGACTCCGTACGCCAAAACCAGAATTGGAAGTGTCAATATTA